AAAGGCCAGTTATAGTTCTATCCAAGTGTCATGTCATACCAGACCAACTAAAGAGGGCTGGGCTGTGTATCACACAAAGTCAATGGGACAGGAAGTTTGTTACTTGACAGATACTAACTATCCTATGATGGTAAGAGGTCCTTGGAAGACTACAACTAAAAAAACATATCAACCAAACAAATGATTATTACTTATATCGTAGAGTTTACTTTGACAGTATGGGCAGCATGGTCTGTAAGACTTATCAACAGACAAGCTCCCTATGCTTTGTACTCAGGAATCCTGTGTAACCTCTGCTTCTTGTCTTGGTGGGTGTTTACCAAGCAGTATGGGTTCTTGGTGGGAGACTTTGTGTTTACTGCTATGTACTCAAGAGAACTGTATAGGAGTCTAAATGTTTCAAAGACAAAAAGACCTAGAAGATGAAATGGTAGCTCTTGGAGTCAAACGATTTCGAGAGGAGAACAGGCAAGCTAAGAAGGGTAAGCACGAATCCACAACTCCTGCTGGAATCCAGTTCCTCAGGAAAGGTGTGGGTAAAATAGAAAAAGAGATTGTTGAGCTAAAGAAACAATATAATACTGGATCACCTACAACACACTCAACAGACGCAATAGCGCGTCTATTCGAGCTGCCGTCAGATGTGATTGCCTTTCTTAGCTTAAAAGCCTGTGTTAACCACTTGTCAACACCTGTAAAGCTGGTGAAAATAGCCCATGAGATAGGAGCTTTCTTAGAAGATGAAGCGCGCTTCAGGTTCTTCCAGAAAGCTAATCCAGCGTTATATGGAGTGGTAACAAGAGACTTAAACAAGAGGACTACTAACTATCGAAAACAAAAAAGGGTTCTGGTTCATTCTGAAAAGAAAGCTGGTATTAGCTGGAAAAACTGGCTACCTGGAAATAAGGTAAGGCTAGGACAAATGATGGTGTCCTTAGTGTGTGATGCTACCAAGCTATTTGAGATTGTATTGCGTACTGCACAAGAACAAAATAGAAGGACAATCTATTGGTTAGAGGCTACGGAGGAATCTATTAAGTGGATTGAAAAGAAAAATTCTATTTGTGAGCTGTATAATCCGGTAACGCTGCCTTGTCTTATTCCTCCTAGAAAATGGGAGTCGGTTTATACAGGAGGTTATTACACTTATACTGGAATGAACTTGGTGAAGACTATGGATCAGTCTTATCTTGAGCTTATCAATGCCACGAAACCTACTGAGGTATTCAAAGCTGTTAACATGGTTCAAGAGACAGGCTGGAAGATCAACAAGGAAGTCTATGAGATTATGGAACACTTGTTTACTTCCAAAGCCAGCTCTAAAGTGATCCCTGAATTCCATGAACATACTATGGAAGAACCCTATCCTAAAAAGGGAACTAAAGAAGAACAAGTAAACTGGAAACGTAAAGCAACTTTGATGCACACTGATAATGTCCGAAGGAAAACCAAAAGAATACAATTTAGTCAGCTCATGTGGACTGCAAGAAAGTTCAAGGATGAAAAAGTTTTTTACTTTCCTCATACCTTGGATTTCAGAGGCAGACTCTACGCGAATACCGCCTTCCTTAATCCTCAGGGGGAAGACTCAGCCAGAGGCTTGCTGGAGTTCTCGAAAGGGAAACCTATGGGAAACTCAGGCAAGCCTTGGTTGATGGTACACTTAGCTAACTGCTATGGGTACGATAAGGTGTCGCTAGAGGAACGAGTAGAATGGGTTCTGTTGCATGAACAGGATATTATGGATATAGGTTTAGATCCTCTAGAAAACAAGTGGTGGATGGATGCAGATAAACCTTGGCAATTCCTGAGAGCTTGTATTGAGTTTGTTAAAGCAGAAAAAAACAAAGACTACAGGAGCCCTTTACCTATTACTGTGGATGGGTCCTGTAATGGACTGCAACATTTCTCAGCTATGCTGAAAGACCACAAGGGGGGAGTCGCGGTAAACCTGTGTCCTTCAGATGACCCTCAGGATATTTATGGTATAGTGACAGAGGTAGTTAAAGAAAAAATTAAGAATGATCCAGAAGCTATCTTAGAGGAAGGGGATATAAACAGAGCTCTTATCAAGCGTCCGGTAATGACAACTCCTTATGGAGCTACTTTATATGGAATGAGAGATCAGCTCTATGAGGAATATAAGAAGCAGCTTGATAAGGGGCTTCAGTTTCCTACGGTTAACAAGGATGAAGACATCTGGAAATATTGTAAATACTTGGCTAACCATATTTACGCTTCCATTGGAGATGTGGTGGTGTCAGCGAGGGAAGGCATGAAATGGCTCCAGGATTGTGCTAAAGTAATGAGCAAGGAAGGCAAGCCTATCTACTGGACGGTTCCCACTGGTTTTATAGTCAAACAAAAGTACATGAAGCCTGTGGTAAAACAAGTCAAAACTGTTTTAAATGGAAAGCTGGTGTCTTTGTTTTCAGCTCATAGTTTAACCGACAAGCTGGATAAACATAAACAGGCAAATGGAATAGCCCCTAATTTTGTGCATAGCTTGGATGCTTGTCATTTAATGAAAACTGTTATTGCTGCTTATGCAGACATTCAGAGCTTTGCTGTGATACACGATTCGTTTGGGACCCATGCTTGCGATATGGAAATTCTCAGCTCAGTCTTGAGAAAAACTTTTATTGAGCTCTACTCAGAAGATGTGCTTCTCAAGTTTTCTGAGGAGCAGACCGAAGCATTACCGGAATTACCGAAGTATGGAACTTTAAATATTAATGAGGTGAAAGATGCAGAGTTCTTTTTTAGCTAACACAGATGCAAAGCGAGTATCAGAAGGTATGATGTTAGTAGTCAGCAGTCTTGAGGGCTTTACCAAGGCTGAAAAGTGTGCTATAATCAGTTCTGTTTTTAATTGTTTATATCATCATAAGTTTGAAAGGAGATTCAGTGACGTTATGGGAGTTGTAGATAATATGCGTATAGATTGTAAGTTAAAAAAAATCCCTGAGTTTGGGGGTGCAGAAAAATTTATTCAAGGAGAAATATAACCATGAAAAAGAAAGAATCATTTCCGATTAATTTTACACCCGCAGGAATCGCCTCGTATCCTCATTTAAACAAGCCTGACACTAGGTTTGATGATGATGGGGTCTACCAAGTTGATCTTATTTTTAACAGGAAAGATGCTGCAATCATTGAAAAAATCGTTAACCCTCTAATGAATGGTGGCAAGCACAATCCTATCAAGGAAGAACTTGGGGAGGACGACAAGCCCACTGGTAATTACAAGGTTAAATTTAAAATGAAGGCTATGATTAAAGTCAATGGCAATCATATTAAACAGCAACCTGTTTTAACAGACACTAAGGGAAACAGGATGAGAGCTCAAGTAGGCGGTGGCAGTCAGCTTAGGATCGCGTATCAAGCTATTCCGTTTAGCCAAGGACAAGGTGGAGTTACTCTGAGAATGAAAGCGGTCCGAGTGCTTGACTTGGTGGAATATACGGCTGGTGTCAAATGGGATCAAGAAGATGAAGGTTTTGTTCAGGCAGCAGTCGAAGAAGAAACTCGTAAGGAGGCTGTGGAGATCGAGGAAGATGATGATGACGATAAATACGAGGACTTCTAATGATGCCTTCTTTCGAGGAGTTAAAAAAGTATACGGCTGCGGATGTTGCGGATAACGTAAGGGAGCTCCCTGATTTAACGCTATATGAATTCATAATACAAGTGGAGTTCATGGTTGAAGCAGGGAGTTTCCCTAGAGAAGTTTTTTACGAAGTTTCTCAAGTTAGTAAACTACTCCGAGGATTAAAAGAGGATAGGATCAAGAGTAATGTGGCGAACTAAAAGACAAAGGCTCAGAGGTATACGAGAGGGGTATAGAAGTGGTCTAGAGGAGTCCATAGCAAAGCAGTTGGAACACTGCAAGGATATAGCTTGGACTTATGAAACCGAAAGAATCAAGTATATCTCTGAGCCTAGACATTATACTCCTGATTTTATTTTAGAAGGTAAGATATATATTGAGACAAAGGGTAGGTTCTTGGCAAAGGACAGAACCAAACACCTGTTAATCAAAAAGCAATATCCGGATTTAGATTTACGATTTGTATTTACAAATTCCAGACAAAAACTTTATAAAGGCTCAAAGACAACGTATGCAGCATGGTGTGAAAAGCATGGGTTTCTTTATGCTGAAAGGAGCATACCTGAACTATGGATGAACGAGCTCATCAAAAAGTGATACACGAGCCATGTCCGAAGTGTGGCTCTAAAGATAACTTAGGGAGGTATCCAGATGGACACGCATACTGCTTTGGAGAAAGCTGTGATTATTATGAGCATAGTGATAGTAATTCTGCTAGGTTTGTGCCTCAGTCAACCACTAAAGGACTTATTATGGGTGGACGCTACAAGCCCCTTACTAAAAGAGGAATCTCTATTGATACCTGTAGATTCTTTGGATACCAAGTAAAAACAACTGCCTCAGGCACGACTATTCATTTAGCTCCCTATTTTAATTGCAACAAAGAACTGGTAGCACAACAAATTCGTAAGAAGGGACACGACTTTAGCTTTGTTGGAGATACCAGCAGTCTTGGGTTGTGGGGTAAGCAGTGTTGGACTTCTGGAAAATACATTGTGATTACTGAAGGCCAGTTAGATGCCATGTCTGTTGCGGAAATCAACAACTGTAAATATCCTGTAGTGTCTATCGCGAATGGTGTAGGATCAGCTTGTAAGAGTATCAGTAAAGATTTAGAGTGGCTGTTGGCAAACTTTCAAGAGATTGTGTTAATGTTTGACAACGATCCTCAAGGTAAGAGTAGTGCTCGTAAAGCTGCTGAATTGTTTCCACCAGGACGCTGTAAGATTGCTTCCTTACCTCTTAAGGATGCAAATGATATGCTCCAAGAAGGCAGAGGTAGCGAAGTTGTAAATGCAATATTCAGGGCTAGTGTCTATAGACCTGATGGAATCATAGCAGGAGAAGATACTTGGGACCTTGTTAATACTCCTATGGAAGCAGCAGACATGGAGTACCCTTGGCAGGGGCTTAACAGCCTTACTCTAGGAGCGCGCAAGGGGGAGCTTGTTACCTTCTGTGCTGGCACTGGAGTTGGTAAGTCCACAACTGTTAAAGAGATTGCATCTTACTTTCTCAGCAAGGGAGAGACTCTAGGCTATATTGCCTTGGAAGAATCTGTTAGACAAGCTGCGGTTGATTTCATGTCTATCGAAGCCAACCAAATGCTACACCTTCAAAATAATTTGGATGAAAAATATTTAAGGGATATATGGGAGAAGACTTTAAATACAGGCAGGATCTATTTATACGATCATTGGGGGAGTTTAGATGGTGAAGTGTTGTCAAATAGAATTCGCTACCTTGTGAGAAGTTGTGGGGTAGGTTGGGTTATCATAGATCACATCTCTATTATGATTTCCGGTATGGAAGGTGGAGATGAACGAAGATTAATTGATAACCTAATGACTAAACTAAGATCCCTAGCAGAAGAACTTAACATAGGGATGCTGATAGTATCACACCTAAGAAAACCTAGTGATGGAAGGGGGCATGAAGATGGAAGAAAAATTACACTTAATGATGTTCGAGGGAGTGGAAGCATTTCTCAACTTAGTGATTTCGTTATTGGACTCGAAAGAAATCAACAAGAAGACGGTGAGACGACTGTTCGTATCCTTAAGGCAAGGTATAAGGGAAGCTCGACAGGAATTGCAACCAAACTCTACTACGACAAAGACACCGGAAGACTTAGAGAGTGTGGATCAGCTCTTGAGGAAGGATTCTAAACATGAAAATCATATTTGATATTGAAACCGATGGTCTTTTACCAGATGTAACTAAGGTTCACTGTGTTGGGCTTACTGTTGAGGGAGCTAAAGCCTCTCAGATTTATGCCAACCAGAATGGGTATGATTGTATCGAAGATGCTCTTGATGTTATGTCGGGGGCTGAGACGATAATTGGACATAACATTATTGGTTTTGATCTACCTGTTCTTAAAAAAGTATTGGGGTGGGAGCCTCGACAGTCGATTCAAATTGAAGATACTTTAATTATGTCTCGTTTGATGTTTCCCAACATCATGGAGCTTGATGCCAAACCACCCACGCGTGTACCTCGAAAACTATGGGGCTCTCATGGGTTAAAAGCATGGGGTTACAGGCTTGGGTTGCTGAAAGGAGAATTTAATAATGATAACACTGAGTGGGGTACTTTTTCTTCTGATATGGCAAGGTATTGTGCAAACGATGTTTCGATAACATCTTTGTTGTATGAGCATATAGATTATTGTGAGATTCCATCCGAAGCTGCTATGTTGGAACATGACTTTGCTTCTATCATTCAGAGACAGATAGAGTGGGGGTTTAAGTTTGATACTAAGAAAGGACAAGGCTTATATGTTCAGCTTTTAAAAGAAAAAGATTTGGTAGGCAAAAATTTAAAAGACACCTTTGGCTCTTGGTATAAGGATGGGGGTGAGTTTGTACCTAAAAGAGCAAACATATCCAAAGGGTATTCTGCTGGTGCAGTGTTTAATAAGATAGAGAAAGTTCATTTTAATCCAAACAGTAGAGATCATATCAGTCTTAGATTAAAACAGGACTATGGATGGAAGCCTGCTGAATTTACTCCTAATGGTAAACCTAAGATTGATGAAAAGATTTTAAAAAAGCTTCCTTATCCTCCATGTGAAGATCTATATACTCATTTTCTTTTGTCGAAAAGAATTTCTCAGTTGGCAGAGGGAGATAATGCTTGGCTTAAGCTAGAGAAAGAGGGAAGGATACATGGGTACGTCAACACTAACGGAGCTGTTACTGGTAGGTGTACTCATTCTTCTCCTAATGTAGCTCAAGTTCCTGCGGTGTATAGTCCTTATGGTAAGGAGTGTCGGGAACTGTTTAAGCCCACTAAAGGTAAAGTATTGGTGGGCTGTGATGCAGATGGCCTGGAACTGAGAGCTTTAGCTGGCTATCTTAAACGCTATGATGGTGGTACATATGCTAACGCAGCAGTCGAGGGAAACTCAACGGATGGAACCGATATACATACACTGAATCAAAGAGTATTAGGTATTGATTCAAGGGATAAAGCTAAGACTTTTTTCTACGCATTTATCTATGGGGCAGGAGATGAAAAGTTAGGAATTATCTTAGGAGCAAACAGGAAAGCAGGCAAACGTGCTAGAGAAAAGCTCTTTAAAGGAGTCAAAGGTTTAGAACAGTTAACGGATGCGGTAAGGAAGGCTTATCGAAGGCGCGGACATCTAATAGGTTTAGACGGTAGACATCTCCATGTTAGGTCTGAGTATAGTGCTTTGAATACATTACTTCAAAGTGCTGGAGCTGTACTTATGAAAAAAGCTCTGGTACTTTTAGATGAGAGGTTAAAATTTTTAGGTTTTGATGCTCCTGTTGACTATGAATTTGTAGCTAATATTCACGATGAATTCCAAATTGAATGTAAGGAGAGGTATGCCGAAAGATTTATTGGACCCCAAGCGGAATCAGCTATTAAAAGGGCTGGAGAATACTTTGAATTTGGATGCCCTCTTAGTGGCACGTTTAAAATTGGAAGAAATTGGGCTGAAACACATTAAAACATATAATGAACTGGAGAAGTTTTGTGCTAGTCTTTATGAATTTTTACTAACAAAAAACCCTTATAAACAAAAAAGTGACGGGAAACTTTATTTTAATTTCAGAGTACATCTGAATAAATACATCATAACATTGTTACGGAATTTTACCTGTCAAGGATGTGGAAAGTATTCTGTATCTTTTAGGTTTCATTTTCAC